GCCACCGCCTTGACGTGGGGTTGCTGCACCGCCGTCCAGATCGCCCGCGCATCGTGCCGGTCGTTCTTGTTGCCGGTGACGAAGGGCTTCACGGCCTTCCCCGGCAGGAGCTTGACCTGGTGACCCATCGCGGTGAGTTTCCTCGCCCAGTGCTGCGCTCCGCCGCAGGCTTCCATGCCGATCCGGCACGGTTGCCGGTTGGCGAAGTGCTCCAGGAACTTCTCGCGCTTGAGCTGCAGGCTCACGATTTCTCCGGTCTCCATGTCGATCCAGTGCAACTGAAATACCCGTTTGGCGATATCGATGCCGACTACGTTTTTGCTACCATTCATTTCGGACCCTCCGGTTTGCCTGTGAAGATCTTCGTATCTTCCACCTTGGGCACTTCGATGCCGTCGGCCCGTGAGGGTCCACTTCTCACTTCCGCTCAACTTCCCTCACGGGGTGGGAGGCGTCCATTCCATTCTCCGTGGGTTGTTCGGTTTGTGGAGGCGGCGCGACCGCCGGTGCCTGGTCATGCCGTGGATCGGAATCGAAGACGAGACCCAGTGCATCGGCGCGGGCGTTATCGGTCGCAATCTCCCGGTCGACATCCTCGGCGTCGTAGCCATAGGCCGAGATCGCCTCCGAACGGCTAGTGAGGCCCGCCCGGATGGCAAGCTTCATGGCGTTGAACTCCTTCTGCGGATCGACCCACTGCCAGCCCTGGGGAATCCACTTGGCGGCTTGGTACTCACGCCGACGGCGGCTGTAACCGGGGAGCACGAGCGAACCTTCGAGCACCGCCTGATCCATCCACGCCCGCCAGATCGGGCGACACAACTGGTGGACGATCACGCCGTGCTGGATCACTTCACAGCGACGGCGGAACTCCAGCAGGCCGGCGCGGATCGAGGAGTAGTTCACCTGAGTGAGATCGCCGGTCAGCATCTCGTAGGTGATGCCCATGGCGGCCGCCACTGCCCGGAACTGCTGGCGCATGAACTCGGCGTAGGAACTGCCGACATCGGCCGGGGCCGAGAACTTGATATCCTCTCCCGGCTCCAGAATCTGCAACGTGCCGGGCTCCAGTCCGGCCAGGGCCACGCCATTGGCGTCGGCCAGTCCCTCGCCCAGCAGGTTGTCCTCAGGGGCGAGTCGGGTGATGAAACCCGCGAACATCGCGGCGGTCTTCTTGCGCACCAGTTCGGCGTCGTCGTACTGGTCGAGCTCGTTGAGCTTCACCAGGGCGCGGGCGAGCCAGGGCTCACCCCGTATCTGCCCCGGCCGCAGCGGCCGGAAGAGATGGACGACTTCCTCGGCCGGCACACGAACCGTTTCGACGCCACCCGACCCGGACATGGGTGCGAGAGAGCCATCGTTCGGATGCGATCGATAGAGGTGGTAGGCGACGCGCCGTCCCAGCCGGTCGAATTCGATGCCTGCACGGATGACGTTGCCGTTTTGCAACTCCCGGTTCATCGTCAGCGGCAGGTGCTCGGCCTCCAGCACCTGAATTTGGAGCGCCACCGGAAGACCGTCCTCGGGACGCCGCCAGCGCAGTCGCACAATCGCCTCGCCTCCCTCCAGCATGGCCCGGCAGGCGAGCGACTGCAGCCCGTAGAAATCGGTCAGTCCCGCTGCATCGGCGGTCTCGCACCAGTCCCACCATAAGCGCTGGATGGTTTCGCGTTGGGCCGCATCTTCAACCATGCTCTGCGGCTTGATGCCGGTACCGATAGTGTTGGCAACGAATGCCTCGATGCCGGCGGCGGCCCATGCGTTGCGCCGCACGAGGTCGCGGCTCTTGGCGCGAAGCTGTTCCTGCGTGTAGGCGAGTGCCGCCACCGCACCGGGGTTGGCTACCGTCCAGGCGAGCGTGCGCCGACCGAAGCCTGCACCATCGTAGGTGGGGGTGCTGCCGAAGACCCGGCGTTTGATGGTTCCGAACCAGCTCATCAGAATCCCTTCCCGGTAGTCACCCGGATCTGGCGCGGCGCACGCGGATACAGGCCAGTGGCCACGGCATCCTTGTGCATCGCGGCTTCAACCTCGGCGATGGCCCGCTTCAGTTCCTCGACGGTGCGGTACTCGACCGTCTTGTCGCCGAAGGTCACGCGCTTCTCACCCTTGGCCAGCGCATCACGCAGGGCCTGCAACTGCATCTCGGTGTAGGTCGGCGTGCTCATCGATAGACCACCAGACTGATCTCGGGCGTGTCGGCCAACGACCCCGAGGAGGAGATGCAGACGATCTCCAGTCCTGCTTCGGTCTTTCCGTCGGTTGTCCCACGCGCCGCCGCGAACCGGATGGTTCCCGTCGCGGTATTGCTCCTGCCCGTTGCAACCCAGCAGTACTTGGCATCGGGAAACGGCGTCTCGAAGTCGATGCGATAGCGGCCCGTCCCCAGACGGGTCACCGAGGCGACGTTGTAGGCGGCGCGAAGCTGGATCGCCCCGCCCACGTAGCCGAAATTCGCCCAGGCCTGGGCAAGCCCGGGATGGTCTGGGCGAATCAGCCCCTTGATCTCGGTGCCGATGCGGGTGGCGAGCGCCGACAGTTGCGTGACGAGGCTCATCACTTACACCAGAGCGGCGTTGAAGATCGCCACGAAGTCGGTGCTGGTGTCGCCGATGTCAGTGGCGGCGACCGCACCGATGTTGTCTCGGGCTTGCGTCTGCTCGGGAACGGTCAGGGCCTGCGCGGCATCGAAGCGCACGCGCTTGTCGATGGCGGCGGTCAGCGCGGCGATGCCGGTCTGGTCGTTCTGCAGCGCTTGCTGGAGTTCGAGCAGGGTGTCGTAGGCGGGATCGGCACCGCCCAGAATGTCGGCCTTTAGCGCATCGAGCAAGGTGACCACTTTGTTCGACGAATACGTGGTCGTCGTCGACACCTGCAAGTCGTCGATGGCCACCGCTGTGATGATCGCAGCCTTCAGTTCGTTGATTGCCGCCACCAGACTCGACTTGTCGGTGGTGGTCAGCGCGGTCAGTGTACCGGTGCGGCCTTTGACGGTGTTGAATTCCTCGGCGACGCGCAGGACGAAGCTGTTGAGTTGGGTTTGCAGACTCATGGTGAGGTTCTCCAGTGGTGGTGTGATCAGTTGAACCAGCGGCTACGGATGACGCGCCGGCCGGCTCTCGGGGTTCCAGAAACGGCGAGGCCACCGCGTTGGGTGGCCTCAGTGGGTTGCTCGATTTGCGGATCGGGATCGCCGGGCGGCGAGAGTCCGATCTGTCGTTCCAGTTCGCGCCAGTGCCGTTCCTCGAAGCGGTCGAGACCAGCGGCACTGGCCGCAGCACGGGCATACACATAGCAGTCGAGCGCCTCGTTGCGCTCGCGCATCTTCTGCCATTCGCGCACCGGGTAGCCGTTGCGGTCGCGCCGGGTCACCAGTTGCTCGGCGCACAACTGCTGCAGATACTCGGCATCGACCTTCGGCAGATGCACGTAGCCATGTGGGTAGCTCATGATTTCGATTTCTGGATCGTCTTCATCGACTTCGATTTCCACCTGCTTGCGCAAGTTGTTGTAGAGCTCCAGCTTGGCGATACCGACCGCCACGCTGTAGACCTTGATGCCACGGCGCAGCTTCTTTCCAGCATGGGTGACATCGACCGCCGTCGGGGTGCCGATCAACGCCGCACCGCGTGCCACGCCTTTGACTGCCATCACGCGCGGATCACGGCAGGCCCGCACGAAGGCATAGGCTTCCTGTGTGGCGAAGCCTGTATCGATGGCCAGCCGCGCAAGCGGCATCTGCACGGTCTTCGAGCCCCTGGAGCGCGTCCATGTTTCATCCAGCAGTCCCTTCAGCCGCTGCCACACGTCGTCACGCGCCGTGTCGCCCATCAACACCCGATGCTCGATCAACCAGGATGTCTTGCCACGCCCGAAGGCCCATACGGACACCTCGATGCGATCCTTCTGCACGTCGGCTCCAGCCGTGATCAGCAGTCCTCTTACCGGCACGCTGCCGATGGGATAGTCCTCTCTCCGTTCCAGCAGGCGCTGCCAGTCGGGGGCTTCGCCCTCCTCGACCCAGGCCTCGCCCAGTTCGGAATTCTTGAACGCCTTGATGGTCGCCACCGAACGGCTCTCCGACATGGCGGCTTTCTCCCACGATGCCGCAATCTCGCGCCATTTTCTCCAGGGACTGTAGAGGCTGGACAGGTGAAACCCGGCGCTCGTTCCCGAACCGAGTGCCATCCATTCCCCAAGCTCCAGCATCCGGGGTTTGTAATGCTCGGCAATCGCTGTTTCGCAGTCCTCGCAAAGATAGGCGGCGGTGTCCGGCTGTCCACGATCCCAGCGCAACCGTTCGAACCTCAGCCACTGGCGGTGACCGCAATGCGGGCACGGCACGAAGTAGCGGCGCTGGTCGGACGCCTCGTATTCCCGTTCGATGATGCTCGCCCCCGAGATGGTGGGCGTGGACACCAGCAGAATCTTGCGCCGCGCAAACGTCCGGGTACGCGCTTCGGCCAGATGGATCGCATCGCCCTCGCCATCGACGTCCAGCGGATAGGCATCCACTTCGTCGAGGAAGAGGTAGCGCACCGGCATCGAGCGCAGGCCCACGGCCGAGTTGGCTCCGGTCATCACCAGCACGCCGCCACGAAACTCCTTCATCAGCACCGTGTTGCCGGAGTCCCGGCTCCTCGCCGGCGCGATGATGTCCTTCAACACCGGCGACTCCTCGATGAGGGGATCGATACGGTGCTTGGAGTTGCGCTGCGCCATCTCGGTCGTCGGCCAGACGATCATCATCGGGCCGGGCGCGTGATGGATGGCATAGCCCACCCAGTTGAGGCCCAGTTCCGTGCCGCCCACCTGCGCACCTTTCATGAGCACCACCCGCTCCACCTTTGATGCCGGGGACAGGCAGTCCATGATCTCGCGCAGGTAGGGCGTGCGCGCATTGCGCCAGCGCCCGGGCTCGGCCGATTCCTTGGTCGAGAGCATCCGGTAGCGCTCGGCCCATTCGGATACGGTCAGCAGCGGGTCTGGCGTGAGGCCCTCGCGCCAGGCGCGTTCGATCTCAAGCGACCCTTCGTAGTCGTCGGTCATCATCCGTCCACCTTCGGTACAAACTCACCCAGTTCCTCCAGATGCCTGCGCACAGCGACATCGAGCGCCACGAACAGGATGTGCTCATCGATGCCCAGTTCCGCCGCGAGAATCGGTGTGATGCGACTCGGCCAGTTGATCCAGGCCTCCCGTTCGGCCCGCGCCAACTTGAAGACGTGGGCGATGGCCCGCGACCGGTCGACCAGTTCTCCTTTGAGCTGCGCCAGGCGCACCTTGTTGGTCTGCGCCTTGACGACCTCATTGACCGTGCGCGCCTGCAGCAGGGACGCGCCGCCGGTCGGCAGGGCAGTGTGGGTGTCGCATGCGGGCGTGCTGGCGGCGATCTCTTGCGGCACGGAGACCCGGACGGGCCTGGCGCGCGTACCTGCACGCGGCGCTTCGGTGTTCTTCGCCCACTCGGCGTCAGCCCGTTGCGGATCGAGGGTGCCATCGGCCTCGGGCGTGATGCGCCCGGTATCAATCGCTTTCTTGACCGCTACGTGAGAGACGCCGCGATGCCGGGCGTAAGCGCGTATCGACAGACCCATGATCTACATCAAGCCCATCGCAGAGGTTCCCGAACTTCGCGATTCAGAGCTTGGCTTTCCTCCACAGAAGCGCGTTCATGCCATCACCATCAACCACATTGCAGGAGACAAACATGTACGCCGACAAACTGGACACCCTTGGCAAGAAACTGGCCGATACCGCCCTGACCCTGCTGGTACGCCTTTATCCGGAAGTGCGCACCGCGAGCACCACGGAACTCGATGCCGCCTGCGTGGCGATGCGCGCCAGATCAAGGTCGGTGATCGACGAGTTGATCGATGACGCCAAGGACGCACCCGGGGTGGCGCACATCGCGTTTCAGACCGCAGCCCTGACGCTCGCCCACGAGGGCATCCAGACACTCAAGGCAGGCCGCAAATGAATCTGCGAAGCCAGGCAGAAAGAGCTTGGCTTCCTGTTCGAACAGCGCCTGAATGCAATCGCCATCAACGCCAACCCAAGGAGACGACCATGACCAAGCAAGCCGCCAAAACCCTCGACCAGCAAATGCAGCAAATCGCGCTCGACCACCTGTTCATCGAAACCCTGGAAACCCGCAACAGCGACCGGATGGACTTCCACGAGGTCAGCGTCTGGGGCGTCAAGAGCGCCCTGATGGCCGCCTACGAAGCGGGCCGGCAGGCCGCGAAGCAGGGCTGAAAAAGAAGCAGAAAGCGCTTGGCTTCACTCCCCAACAGCGCGTTCATGACCACACCATCAACCACCACGAAGGAGCATCAAATGACCACCATCCAACTGACCCCGGCCCAGCACGCCATCATCGCCTACGCCATCGAACACACCGGCGGCAAGATCGAATGGTTCCCCGACAACATCAAAGGCGGTGCCCGCACCAAGGTGCTGGAGAGCCTGTTCAACAAGGCCCTGATCACCCGCGACAGCACCGACTGGTTCGTCGCCGCCGAGGGCTACGACGCCCTGGGGCGCGCCCGGCCGACGCCGGCCGCCCTTCACCCCGACCCCGACCCCGAGGTCGAGGCCGCCGTGTCGGCCGCAGAGGCCAACTGGGCGCAAGAAAACGAGCGAAGCGAAGTTTCGAGCTTGCGGCCAAAACAGGACGCGGCCAAGCGACTGCTCAAGGTGGGCGTCGAGGGCAAGCCCCGCACCCGCGAAAACGAGCGCAGCGAAGTTTCGCGAGGCGAAGCCGAGAGGGCGCGAAGCACCCGGCAAAACAGCAAGCAGGCCGCCGTGATCCAGATGCTGCAGCGACCGGAAGGGGCCACCATCAACCAGATCTGCGCGGCCACCGGCTGGCAGGCGCACACGGTGCGCGGCACCTTCGCCGGGGCGTTCAAGAAGAAACTCGGGCTCACCATCACCTCGGAGAAGCCCGAGGGCGGCGAGCGCATCTACCGGGTCGGTTGAATTCGAGATGGGGTGGCGGCATATCCACGCCACCCAATGCGATCCCTGAAATAGCTTGGCTTCCAGATTGAACAGCGCGTTCATACGACTGTCATCAACGCAACCAGGAGCAACGACCATGAACACCGAAACCACCTGCCAAACCAGCCCACTCCGGGTTCGCTTTACGCGCAAGCCCGTCGACCTGCAGGAGGTGCTGGCGGCCACGCCCTACGACGAACGCCCCGAGCCGGTGGTGATCAGCGAAACCCGCGAATTGACCACCGCCGAGTACGATGTCTTCGCCAACACGCTGCTACAGGATCGCGACTGGCTGGCCGGCAAGGGCGGGAACCCCGACCAAGCCACTCGGCACGTCGTCGAAGTCAAGGCCGAGAATCGCAAGACCCTGTACGTTGACCCCTCGGGCAGCGCCTACGGGCGTTACGTCGGAATTGCCGTAGAAGCCTGAAAAAATGATTCAGAAAGCGCTTGGCTTCTCAATCGAACAGCGCGTTCATACAGGTGTCGCAACAATCAATCACCAGGAGACAGAGATGAACACCACCCCCCAGATCCCCGCCACCCAGAACGAATCGTGGGGCTTTTACGGCACGATGAACGAGCAGGCCGAAGC